AACAATTTGATTTTGTCTAAATACATATCCTATTTCTCCAGATGTTATTGCTACAATTTTTCCACCAGCTCCTGGAATATCTTGAAAGTCTGCTTGTTTTTTTCCAAGTTCCCAAGTTAATATATCATCTATACCAGACCATTGTACTCTATTAATAAAAGTAGGTTGGCTACCAGTAACTAAAAAATTTCTAATAACTCCTGATACTCTAAATGTAGGAACTGTACCTGATGTAGCTATTGCTGATAAATTAGCAAAGTTTGTTGATGTACCCATCAAATAATATTGAGGAGCATCAACTCCATTACTTGCTATAATGTAATTTCCGAATTGTGTAAATGTAAAAAAATCTGTATTGCCACCTGTTAGAGAACCTTTTCTTGAAGTAAAAGCTCCACCATCTAATTGGTAAATATTTGTTTTGTTTGAAACAAAGTTGTAGACATTGTTTGAACCATCTCTAAATGAACCAGCACCTTTAGAATCTGTACCAATAGTATTAGAACTATAATCAACTAAACTTTTAAATGGTTTATAACCTTGAGCTGCAAAGTAAACATTGTTAGCTACGTTAGCTCCTTTGTTTAAATGTTTCGGTTGATCAGGTAACCACTCACCAAAAGGTAATTGCATAATTATTTTCTTCTATAAAACGATAAGTCTGTACCTACATCTGTTCTTTGTATAACTGGAGATCCGCCAAACGAATCGTTCTGATCATTATCTTCTAATCTTTCTAATGCAGTTTGATACATACCTAACCAACTTTGGCTTTGACCTTGATCTATACCACCAATAAAATTAGCAGCATGAAATAAAGTGCCATATAAATAAATAGCAGGATGTGATGCTAAAATATAATTACTAGCATTAACAGAAGATAGTGGAGTGAAAGCTTTATAATATTGTAAATAACCTGTGTAAGCAGCATCTGGTGAAGGAGCAAATCTAAATTGCTCTACTCCATTATCTGATTCAATTGTATATGTTCTAGGTAATCCACTTGAAGAACCACCTTTAATAGAAATTAAGTTTGCAGGAGATATATAGTTTAAATGATATTTTGTACCATTAGATAAAATATAAAGTGATCTCACAGCAATAAAACCAGTAGGTACTGTTTCAGTTTCACTATCAATTGTAATAGTTTCAATCTGTTCCATTTGTCTGATTCTTAATTTTGCATTAAGATCTCCTTCTACTAACTTAATAAAGTCATCAGATATTTCTGAAGTTAAATCAGATCTGTTTAACCAATTAGCTATAGAAGCTTTTAATTCTGTATATGTACTTATTGCCATTATAATTTTCCTTCTGAGCTTCTAAAATATCTGTATTCGTTTGAGTTTAACTTCTTACGTAATATTTTTTTACGTTCAATATGTGGTATTGCAAACCAATTATTAGTTCCATTATATTCTTTGGCCCATATGCCTAAACATATATTTGGAATACTAGCTATTCTTTTTAAATCTCTCGATTTAGAATAACCATCATTTAATGTAATCAACCTTTTATTCTTTTGAAGAACAGGTTCTACATCTTGAGTATTCTTAATAGTTAACTTACCATCCGATTCTTGAATGTATGAAGTTTGTTGAACTCCATCGTAAGTAACGTCTCTTAACTTAGTCATTACTCAGTCAATGATGTAACGTATAAATTTCCAGAAGCACAAATTCCAGCTACTTTTTCACCTTCAGAAATTTTAATAGTTTCAATTTCTCCAACTGGTAAATAAACTGTACTTGTTGTTGCTGTAGGATTAACACCAATTTCGTAATGACAGTTAGCATCAGCTACTAATCTTACGTATTGTATGTTTGCACCTATAGCAGCACTTTGAGCAGATGATCCACTCATAGCTACTTTAGATGTTGATTTTGGTCTAAGACCATAATTCATAATTGCCATATTTTATCCTTATTAAATTGTTGTAAGGGGTATTGCTACCCCTTATGTAAAATTATCTTCTAATTACTAATGTAACAGTAATTGGTTGAGTTGTAGTTGATCCACCATCAGAAGTAATAGTGATATAATCACCTTCTTTGACAGAGTTTAAAGCTGTTGGTTCAGCAGTATCAACATCACCTGCAGCAGATCCTGAAGCTGTAACTGTAAATCCACCACCTGTAACAGTAGTTCCATTTATCTTAGTTATTACAGCAGAATTTGCGACAGTTATTGCTCCACCTAATACAGAAAATATTTCAATAATATTTCCGTCATCAGGAGCTACAACACTTACAGAACTAGCAGCAGAAACGTCTGTTAGTTGTACTGTTAAAAAGTAGTCGTTTAATGTTCTCATTTTTTTTTCCTATGTTTGCTTCGTTCCGCCTTTAGACTTCAAAGACCAAACAAAATTGTTTGTTTGTAGGGGGAACTATTTCCCCCCACAAGTATTATACTACGATGTAGATAAGTCTGCAACTAAACCACTAGCACCTTCGTTTCTAGAGATCAAAGTAAGCTCAACTAAAAGCTGTCTTTTTTCGCTATCACCAGATTTTGCAATCTCATGCATAGTGAAATCTCTTAAGAAACCAACTGCCCAGTAATCCATATCCAGAACATAGGCATCTCTATCTCTAGAGAATCTATTAGGTACAACTTCTAGATCACCAAAATCAGATGAGTAAACATCGATACTTGCGTATAATGTTTTATCTTCTGAAGCATCAAATCTAGTAGATCCACCTGTGAATCCAGATACTTTTTGTTTGTTGAAAGGACCAGTCATTAGAACAGAAGGAGAACCACCAGCGTTCCAAACAGATTTAATTACTGATTTCAGTAAATCTTCTGTTAAGGCTCTTTGTGTTCCATCAGTTCTAGCATCAGTACCATCACCAGTTGGTGACGCACCGCCAGATCCTAAAACGTCATTAGAAAATACCCATGATCCTAATGAAGCAAATTTTCTGGCAGTACTTGCGTTACCAGTAACTTTTGCTTGATTACCCATTAAAGTAGCTTCAATGTCTCGTTTTAGTTCTTTCGACTTTTTAGCAATTTGATATGCTAATTCAGATGCTCTACCAGCTTTATCGATAGCTTCTTGAGTACCAGTAATTACAACTGCTTTGTCCATGATTTGCGTTCTATTAGCAAGTCTTGAAGTTGCAACAACTGCATCTAAAGTAACATCATCACCTTCGATAACAGCATTGCTTGTAGAAGCTGCATCAAGGGCATCAGTTTGCCACTCGTGGTTTGTAGATTTAACCTGTTCTCTAGCAGCTGCACTCATAAAAGGAGTGTCAGTTGGAGAGATAGAATAAATCACATCTTGTAAATCCTCTCGATTACCTACTGAATCGTAAGTATCGAAAGTGTTTGTTGGTTGTGCCATTTATTTTTCCTTATTTTTTTTGTGTTATCATTTGAAGTATCGCAGACTGTGCATCTTCCATGCGACCAGTTTTACGTACTTTACCAATTTTTTGTTGTATGACATCACGAGCAGAACTATTTGGTTTGGCAACACCAGCTTTAATTACTTTAGGAGCTGAGACTATCTTTTTTACAGATAGGTCTTTAGATCCTTTAGTATTTTTAAAAGACATGGCATCTTTCAGAACCAATAAAAATCTATGATCAGTTAATGAAGAAATTTCATTATCTTTAAAACCATAATCGCTTAAAACTTTTTTAGCATTATGTTTAAATTCAGTAGATTTAACTGGATCTGCAAACTCAGGTATCATTTCTTCTGCGAGTTTGATTTCTCTTTTAAGGTATTGTGAGAATTCACTTTGGAAAGCATCATCTGCTTTCTTCTTTAATTCACCAATACGACCTTGTTGTTGTCTAATCTTAAACTCCAACTTGGCAGCTTGAGAAGGATCTTCATCATATAAACGATTAAGATCTTGTACTCCAACTTGTTCTTTAAAAAGTAAATCTGCAGATTGAATTGCACTATTTAGTTCTTTAATTCGAGAATCATAAGTCTGACGTAAACTCTCCTTTTCACTTTCAAGATTTTTTCTTTCTAGTGATAACTGGTGAGTTTTTTGTCTATAATCTGAATCTCTAGAATAACCTGACTTAAGTTCATCGAGAGTAACATCTAACTCTTGACCTTGTACTTTTACTCGGTGGAGATTTTGTTTCTCGACTTCTTCTTGTTGTGTTGGTTCTTCTGTTATTTCTTCTTGCGTATTTTCAGTTGCAGGGGTTTCTTCAACAATTTCGTCAGACTGTGATTGATTGTCATTTGAAACTTCTTGAGATTTTTTATCTTCAAGTTCAACTGATGGTTCTGCTTTAAGTACTGGGGCTGATTGTCCTGATTTAGGGTTCAGTAATCCAAGTATCTTTTCAGCAGCACCTTGTACAGATTTATCATCTGCCATATATGCTCCATTGGTTATCGTTTCGTAATTACTACGATTGACGTTTTAGGTTATCTAGCTCAGCGGCAGCTAGTTTGCCAGTCTCCATTACACTAACAAGATGTCCTTTAATTTTGTCTAGCATATTAAATGCCATCCAAAGAACTTGTCTTTGTTCGTGGTCGGAATATGAAGTTTTAAATATTTCTAATCTATAAGATTCAGATAGATATTCAAAAGCTTCCTTCAGCAAAGGCTCGTCTAGTATAATACTAGCTTGTTTCGCCCTGTGAATCTGTTGGTCCAGGTTGTGTTGTGGAATTTGTTTGTTGTCCATCATTAAAAAACTCTTTCTGTCCTTCCATTATTTTTTTAAATATATCTCCAGTTTGTTGGAGCTTCTGAGTTTCTATCATAGATCTATTCTTTAAATCAATCTCATTTATTTTAGTGCTATATTTAAGCTCTAATTCTTTAATTTTGATTTCATAATCAAGTAATTTAGCTCTCATTTCAGCTTCAATACGTTTCATCTCAACATTAGTTTTGATGACTTCTCTCTCGTTTTGACCTTGAACTTGAGCTAATGAAACCTTTTCAAACTCAGTAGGTGGTTTAGGTGGAAGCTGTGGCATTTGTGATTGCCCAACATCTGGATCCATAAAGTATGGTTCAACATTACCTAACCCTGCGTTCTCTATTAGTTTCTTTAATGTATTATATACGTTCCTTAAATTAACCATTGGGCCATAAACATTCTGTTGTAAGTTTATAGCTTGTAATTGTCTTTCAAGAATAGATGTTAATAAAATTAATTGCTGTTCTTTAGAACCAGTTCCTAGTCCTACAGCTACAGTTACGTTAACTTTATCTCTCCATTCAAATGGTCTCATAGGAATAAACTTCCCACGAATTTTTAATATTTTTTCTTTTTGTTGATACTTACATATCAACTCAAACATTTTATATCCTAAATCTTTAATACCTGTTTCAGCAAATATTCTAGCAATTAATTCCATTCTCATTTGAGATTGAGATAGAATCTGATTAATACCTGTTGCAGTTTTATTTAAAGTATTTGGATCTAATCCTTGTGATTGTCTTGTAATACCAGTTCTAGCTTCTTTAACTGCATCTAAATATCCTAATAAGTTTGCAGCTTGTTCACTAATGGGTTGCGTTTGCATAGCCATCATAACATTTGCAGGTGGTTGTTTTGTT